CCCCTTAGTGGCGAAACTATGGACCCTAGCATACCCCCACGCTTGTGGAGAGGCTCCCGGACGATGCCCGGTTCTCCACGCAGCGAGTCCCCTGTTGTAGATTGTTTGGACAGTCCTCAGAGGAATCTTAGTAGCCTTAGCAATTTCAGGGAGGGATTTAGCTCCCGGATACATCTTCCTAAATTTTTGGGTGTAGGAGGAAGTTTTTGTAACCTGTCCCTTGTCCGTTCGGAAATTGGTGTAGTCCCGTTTGAGCATTTTCTTATAACGTGTCTCAACCCCTGTGAGAGTCTCCAACCCCCTGAAATATTTGAGGGGTGCGTAGATTTTACCCTCAGATTTACGCAACTGTCCAACTTTTTTCGTGATGGCTGCATCGCTGAGAGGCATCTTACTTTTTCCTGAGATTTATATTTGTCATCACCGCGTTTCCGTTGTTGTTACGGTTGAATAATTTCACGTTTTCCAACTGTCGTGATATTTCATTTACTTTGTTCATCTGTATATAATTTTTAGTCATCTTGTCAACCAACTGTGAGAGTTTCAACTTATGCTCAGGAGTCTTTGTTCTCTTCCAAGCTCGTTGAATTTTAATCGCAGCCTCGCGGTTACGGTTGGTAGCTAGACTAGATAGGTTAACTAACTGATCAATTTTATTTTTTATTTTTTTATCAAGTTCTTTACGTTTACTTATATAATTAAAGAAGGGTTTTGGTTGAGGCATTCTTATTTTGTAATAATATTTTTATCACATATACTATTTGAGATATTTTATAGCTGACCCAATACTCGAATAAATACATTTCCCAAATATGAGCTCCCCTGTTGTAGGGTTATAGTACCCATTCTTACCATTTAAGGTTGCTCTGTGTAAATCACCCATATAAAAAATACAATATTATAATATGTAAGGAGTGATGAGTCTCTCAATTATTATGGGAAATATGTTTTCAGGTAAAACATCAGAACTGATACGAAGACTTAAGCGTCTGAAAGTCATTGGTAAGAATGTCCTTGTTGTCAATTCAGCTAAAGATACTAGATCCCCGGATGAAGTTTTGAAGACACACGACAATGTAAAGTTTAATTGCCACAAAGTATATGATCTATATGATCTATATGATTCAGATGATTTTGAAGCGGCCGACATCATCGCAATTGATGAAGTTCAGTTTTTCCCAAAACTCAAAAAGTTTGTGGAGTATTGCCTCTTCGAAAACAAGACGGTTATTCTCGCGGGGTTAGATGCTGATTCTTTCCAGAGGAAATGGGGTGAAATTCTTGACTGTATTCCGCTGGCATGTGAAGTAACTAAACTTTCAGCACTCTGTATGAGATGTAACCGTGCGACTCCTGGTCCGTTCACGAAGAGGCTTGTTGGTAACAAGGAACTAGAACTTATCGGTGGAAGTGATATGTATGAAGCAGTGTGTCGTAAACATCTCTAGAAGCGTTTCACATCTAAGATGAGGACGACGCGTCTTTGTGTACCATGTTTAACAACACCATGTATCCGTGCATGGTCAAAGAGGAACTCTTCACCCTCTTTATGTTCATGAGCTCCCCTCTCGGTATAGAGTGTACAATCACCACCACTCTCTATAGTGAGATGATACCGAAGTAAGAGATTCGTTTCAGCGCGATGTGGTGCTATGGACATTGGTGCATCCATGACGGCGAATACTGCAGTCTCTTTGTCAATACATGCTATCTGATCAATGAGACCTTTCAGAAGAGGGAAGTCCTTCACTTTGTAGTAGTAATAATTTGGATTCACATCAAACCATGGATCTAATTCATGGAAGAGATATTTCTCGGTACTCTTTGAAACTTCATCAAACTCTTTACGAATTTTATCATAGTGTAACTTCACGAGCCATAGACCGGGGTAATTCTTTACCGAATATTCAGAACACCAATCTATCATATCTATGAGGGTGTTCCTCATTCCAATTAGAGGTCTCAGGGAGTTTTGGAAGTATAACTTATCTATCGGGGACTTCATGTAATCGTTGAGTACTAAAAAGGTTGGAACCAATAGGAGCCACCACATTAATTTCTCAGTATAAAATAAAAATGCCAGGTTACGGCGGAAAGATGGAAAAATATGCCCCCACCAAAACTGAAGATGTTCAGACCGTTGAGCACCGCTTTGTGGTGCCTAGGTTTCCCAAGTTCACTATTGTCCAATTGACCCTCATTGGTCTCCTATTGGCATACGCTTGGACTACTCGTAAGTTGAACCGTGGTACTGTGTCAACTGTGGCTCTCGGTATCGGTCTCCTCCACATGTATGATCACTTCTACAGGGTCAAGCGTGGTGATGAGCGTCTCTTCTTCTTCCCCGAAGCTAAGAAGGAGGGGTACTGTGGTGCGTGCCGCAAGTAAATATATATCATTGTAAAATCACTCTACTTATATTTTATTCCTCGTAAAATATAAGAGACATGCAAGTCAAAATTGTAAAAAGTCCAAATCGTAAAAAGAAGTTCAGGGCCATCCTAGGAGACGGGAGAACTGTTGACTTTGGGGCCAGTGGATACTCAGACTACACTAAACATAAAACGCCTTCACGGATGCGTTCCTATGTTCTCAGACACGGGGGGAGAATACCAAAGAGTGTTATTGCGGAGAGAGATCCTAAAAAGATCCAAGAGAAGATGTTGAAGATAGATTACAGCTTCTCTGAGAATTGGGGGATTAGTGGTATTGGTGGTGCGGGGTTTTGGTCGCGGTGGTACCTCTGGAGTTACCCAGATTTTGAGGGTGTTAAAAAGTTTATGTCAAAGAGGTTTGGAATTAAATTTGTAAACTAATACTAGATGATTGGTCTGATTGTCATCCCAATCGTATTTTTGATATTCTACCTCCTGTTCAAATACAAGAAGGATCTAGGGAAAGAGAATAAACCACCACCACCACCTATAGATCCAAGTGCTCCAGGTGTTCACTACTACAAAGAGTGTGACTATATGGGTGAGCACAAACACACTGACCAGGAAACAACTGTGACAGATGACTTTAAATCAGTCCGTGTTATTGATGGTTTTGATGTTAAAGCTTACAGTACGGATGACGTGGAAGTACTTCTCAACTCAACGAAAGGAGTTACAACCACCATCAAATGTACACCCTTCAAGAGTATGGAAATTACTCATGATTGATTAGATCCTCAAACGTAATCAACTTTTCATTTTCAATGAGTGACGCAAACTTATAATTTGTATCACTCAGAGATTCAATAGAAAGACTCGCTTCGTAGTATACACGTTCCATCGACATATCAATGTCGTCAAAGTACTTGAGAATGACACCGAGATTCTCATCGGGGAGAAAGTCAATACCACTGTTGAACTTTCCGTCGTCAAACCAGTATCTTTCACCGTTGGCAGCTGAATTAGCATATATGATAAAGTCCTCGCGAATAATCTCTTCAATGGGACAATCCGGGCTAGCACCAATTTCATCAGCTTTGCAAGAGCAACTCATGAGGGTGTGAAGACCTCCACTGATTGCCTTGAGAAATTGTCGTTTTTCATGTGAGATCATCATTTTCAACTTGAGAAACGAGTTTGTAAACACGGACTTAGGTTATCAATTTGCTCTGAGATTGCGGAACTTTGGATTGGCTTTCAATTCAGCCATGAGCCTGGCGCGCGCGTTATTGAGGACTGGTTTTGGTAGTGCACGCATTGGTGGTGGCGGAGGAGGTGGGGGTGGTGGAGTCATGACAGAGCGTCTCTGTCGGACAACCCGTGGAGCATTGGCTTCCGCTTCTCTGAGAACCATCTTACAAACCTTTATGAATTTTTTCGCGTCTCTAGCCTGATTTTCGAGGGTTGGTCCGGAACCACTTTTCTTTTTCTTAACGAGTTTAGCTTGGAGCTCCTTCTTTGAAAGTTTGACACGTTTACCCTTGACATCTTTGGTCACCCGGAAACCCATCTTCTTGACTTTCTCTTTGAGATCCATATACTATACACCAAGGAAATTATTGATACTTGACACCAGCCCTTGTAGCTGCATCATCAATCTCATCAACCATTTCCCACGCCCATATACACTCATCTGATTTTGCATCATGGTGTTCACAAATAGTATGGGCGATGTCAAGAGCCTCATGAAGAATCAATTTTAGACGCACTTGTCGTACTGTGAGTTTTTCTGGTTCATGGAGTGAGGGAGCCTCGTACATCTGTTGGAGAGCTGCACGTCTAATTTCATTCATTTTCAGTTTGTTATGAAATGCATCACTGTGTTGAGCTTTGCATTTCACAGTAGGTCTGATAATGAGAGACCTTATCATTACGATTCTAACGTTTCATATCTTAAAGTTATAAATCAATGTTAACGTATGGAAGTTAACGCTGTAATCACAAAAGTATTACTCCCCCGCATTAGAAAACTTGAACACGAGGTTGCCGAATTAAGAAAGCAGACATGGCCTTACGTTCAGGCACAGAAAGAGGATATAGGGATGCGCGACATGAGAGAACTTATGGACTTTTTCAAAGACCTAGACGACGAAACTATTTTGAAACTCTTGAGAATGAAGAGAAAATTCTCAAGAAATCCAGGATTGCATGGGAGGGAGCTTGATATCATCATGAACCTACGAAACAATTTTTGTTGATGTATAGTAAAACATAGGTGCAGGCTTAGACATTTTGACTTCACCAGCCACCGCTTTCGATAAAGATAAAGATCTTGACCCAATCACATTAGCATCTTTA